GACCCGGCAGCGAATGCTCGGGATGCGATCCGGTTTCTGTGCGGCGACACGGACACGAACGATCAACTCCTCAACGACGCCGAGGTCGCGTGGGTCAACAATCAACTCACCGGATCGGACACCGCGACGACGGCGCTTTACAACGCGGCGTACCGGTGCTGTCTACTGATCGCATCGAAGTTCTCTCGGCTTGCCGACCAGTCTGTCGGCGACCTGAAGGTGTCGATGTCACAGAAGGCGAAAGCGTACCGGGATCAGGCAACGGAACTTCTTGAACTCGCCGGTCGTGAGGGCAGCGTCCCGACTCCGTATGCGGGCGGTTTGACAATCACCGACAAGGAAATCGACTGGGACAACACCGACCTTGTGCGGGCCGGGTTCCACAAGGGCCAGTTCAACGACAACCGTGACGGCGGCGATCGTCCGTTGAAACCGTTTTGGCCGGGGGCTGACTGATGGCTCAACCGTCGGCACAGTTCATGACGGACCTGAAGGTCAACATGACGCCGGACACGACCGACATTCGCACAACGTCAACGGTCAACAACTACGGCGAACGCTCATTCACGGGCAGCGCCACTACCTACGACTGTTACATCCGGCGAGCCAATGAAGCCGAACGGGACATGGACGATCTCGTGAAGATCGCGTGGGTGGTCTACATCCCTGACTCGTCGTTGACGTTGAACGTGGAGGATCAGATCACGTTGGGTGCCCCGGTGAGTGCGACTCGTCCGCTGGTGAAGGTCGAGACTCGGAAAGACCCGCTCGGTCAGGTCGGCGTCGTCGCGTATGTGGGGAACAAGTGACATGCCGGTCAAGGTCACGGGCATCAAAGAACTGAAGCGTCTGCTGAAAACCGGTGACGTCAAGATCGTCGGTGCGGTCGCTCAGGAGATGAGCAAGATTACTACTGAAATCGCTATTGAGTCTCGGGCGTTGATCCCCGAGGACAAACGAATCCTCGCCGGGTCGCAGGTCGTGACGAAGAAGCCGACCCCGGTCGGGTTCAACGGCAAGGTCGAGTACGGAGGCCCGGCTGCGCCCTACGCCCTCATCCAGCATGAGAACCTCGACTACTTCCACCCAGCGAAAGCCCGAGGCGGCACCAGTCCCGGTACACCCGGTCAGACACGGGCAGCGAAGTATCTGGAGATGCCAGCGATACGACATCAGGCAACGGTCGTCCCGCGTTGTATCGCCGCGATCAAGCGGGTCACCTGATGGGAGTCCTCGACGACGTAGGCACGTTCATGGCTGCGAACGTCACCGACGTCACGCTGACGCTGGGCACCAACCTGTTCCTCGGGCGGCTACCCGACGACCCGGACACTTGTGTGGCAATCTACGAGACAGCAGGCACCGCCCCTGACGATGTGTTCGGAGGCGACTCGGCCCCGCCGATCGAGAACGCCGGGATCATGTGCCATACACGGGCGACGTCGTATTCGACCTGCCAGTCGTTGGCCGTGGACATTATGAAAACGCTGTCGAAGGTCATCAACGAAACGCTGACGTCGACGGCGTACTACAAGATCAGCGCCACCCAGTCGCCGTTCGCTCTGATGCGAGACGAGCAGGAGCGGATGGTGTTCTCCTGCAACTTCACGGCGGTCAAGGCGCTGTGACATGCCGGACGCCTACGGCGAGGACGCTGCCCGGTTAGTCAGGGAGACGCTGTTCCACGTTCGCTGTAACGGCTGCGACAAGTTGCTTGCTGAGATGGTGTCGACTCCGTACCGGCTGCGGTGCCCCCGGTGTAAGCGGTTGAACCATGCCGGGGTTCCGGGTCAGGCGAACGGGTCAGGGTCGTCGTCTTTGGCTGAGGAGAACGTCTCGGGGAACTCGAACACCTCGGCTTGAGCGGCAAGCGGGACGGGTACTTCGATGTCAGCGAGGGTCAGCGAGGCTTCGTGTTTGTCGAGGACCATGATTCTGGTGCCGCCGATGAACGGTGTCTCGATGGCCCCCATCGTCGTTAGCACAGCGGGCATAAGTTGTAGCGACTCGTCGTCGCTCCCGTCGGCGACGATGAACGTCAGGCGGCGGTAGATCGTCACAGCCAGTTCTCCTCGTTGAGCGGCGGGCGTCCCAGCGTGTGCCGGATCGCGTCGGCGATGTTGTGGATCATCTCCCGGTCGTCGAGGCCGTCGCAGAACTTTTCTTGGACGTACCGGTCGGTGAGCGTGCCGTGCTTCGCCATGACGTAGGTCCGTCCGATGCCCCGGTCGAACGGTCGCCAGACGGTGACGACGACGTAATCGTCGGGGCTGCCGCCTCCCATGAAACCGTCGTGAGGGAGTTCGGAGATGAGGACCGAGTACGACCAGCCGTCACCGGGTTGGTGGTCGTAGGTGTGGGGCATCTGGCCGTTGAGGGCGCTCATCGTTTCACCATGTCGTTGATCGTGTTCAGTACCCAAGCGGTCGATTCGACCGCATAGTTGTTGACGAGCCGTTCGGCTTCGGCCCGGCTGATCTTCTCGTCGCGGGCAACGTCGTCGGCTGCACCGATCGGGCAGCAGCAGACCAGTCGGCCTTCGTCGTCGTAACAGATCGCCCGGTGGGTGAGTGGCTTGCTCATCGGACCTCCTCGACTTGGTAGAGGCCGGACCCGGCAGCAGCGACCGCTTCGACCTGCCAGCCGGGGATCGCCTTCTTCGGAACGATCTGCTTCAACTGGAGGTTCGACACCGACTGCGACGAGCCGCCGCGACCGTTGTCCAGCGAGTGCCGGATGATGCCGTGGTTGTCCATCCACAGCGTGAACACGAACCGGTCTGGTTGGCGGGGGCTGCCGAGCCGGAGTTCGATCGGCGTGCCGACCGGCGCATCCAGCGACGGCATTTCGGTGAATCGGTGCGAGATCACTCCAATGGTCCCGGTCATGGTGAGTCCTCCTCGTTGGCCCAATCATACGGTCCGGGTGCGACAGGGCTGCGGCTGTCCCACCGGTCGAGTGCGCCTCGGAGCCAGTAGCCGAAGCCGACGAGGGCGAGCGGGGCGATGATGAACTGCCACAGCGGGTTCGTCATGTAGAGGACGGCGATCATGCTACGTCCTCGAATAGTTCCCGGTAGCCGATGGAATAATGCCCAGCCTCTACCTTTTCCCACGGAAGTTCGATGGTTCCTGTCTTGATTTGTTTAATGACCCGTGTATTGGTCATGCTGCTACCTTCCTTGCTGCTTTTCGTTGTCGTTTGGTTATGGCTTCTCTCCCTGCGAGATATGCCTCGTCGCTGTCGAAGCCCAATGCGTTCCGATATTCAATGCGAGCATCGTCCTGCGTGTTGGTGTGTTCACTTCCGTGACCATCATCGAAACAGAAGAAGCCCTCGTAACAGATCAGCCATTCATCGCGGGGCAGACCTTCGGGGAACCCGTCGATTCGGTGCGCTCCGTTCTCTCCGATTGGGGTGGTGACCCGTTGGGGAAAGTTCCACCATCCGCTTGAATCCTCGCTGTCGTCAACGAACGGTCGGCAACGCCATGTCCCCTTCGGGAACGCCAGCCAGATCACCCTGTCCTCAAAGGTTCGGGCGTGTGTCCTCCATCGCTTGCTGCCCCGTGTGTCGTGGTCGGCAAGGTCGTGTAGGAAGTTCGCCATCGCTAGGTGCTGATACCACCCTGAGTAACCCAGTTCGATTACCGGGTAATCGTGACCGTACATTTCGACAAGGTTCAGGTCTAGGATCGCTCCCCGCTGGTACATCTCACGCCTACTTGTGTTGTTTCTACTCCAAAAGTCTTTGGCGACGAACGCCTCCAACGGCTCTATTCCGGTTGGGCCTACGTCGTCAACTTCGACCGAATCGTAGAACCGTCCGAACTTCGCCTTGTTGAAGTTCAGCCACTCCCGAAAGACCGTGATCTCCCGGTCAGTCAGTTGAGGCAGGTTGAACCGCACCCAACTCTCACTAACGAACGTCCCGTCGTCGTGACGCTCACAGTCGGTGTGTCGCCTGACGTTGAAGTAATGGCCGTCGTAGACGCCACCCTTCGTCCATCCGATTCTTGTGTTGGTTTTCGGCTGGTTCTCCCACCACGGGGTGGGTGTCGGAAACATCTCCGACTCTGGAAAACTCTTTTCGTCTTTCATGCTGCCTCCTTGTGGCTGTTGTTGTTGTTTCCATCGTCCCCGTCCCAGTCGCGAACTGGGATGCCCGGCGGTCCGGGACGGGGGAGTTGCTTAGGCGAGAGAGATAGTGACGCTCCGGTGCCCGTGGTCGGTAACGGTGCCGTCGGCGTTGAGAACCTGATCGCCGTCGCCTTGGCCGTTGTCGACCTCGTGGTAGCAGGCTTTGCAGGAGAGTTCCTGACCGCCAGCGCCGTCGTCCATGTAGGTGGAGACGGCGGCGCAGCAGTCCGTGAGCCGCATCCCGCCCATGAAGTTTCGTCCGTGCTGCGTGCGCCGGATGTAGTAGCGAACTGACCCGTCGGCTTGGGTTACCGACTGGGCCTCAGCCTTGTATCCGGCGATCTGTTCTGGTGTTGCTCCCATGATGACTGTCTCCTCTGTTGTTGTTTCCATCGTCCCCGCCGAGGTCGTGAGCCTCGGTGCCCGGCTGTCCGGGTCGGGGGGAGTTGATCAGGCTCGTGGGCCGAACAGCATCTCGGCTACGTCGGCTCCGCGTACCTCGGCGGTGCGGTCGAACAACCGGGCCTGCCCCATCTGGGCGGCTGCGCCTTCAAGGGTGCCGGTCGTCTCCAGAAGGTGCTGGAGATCGGAGAGGACGCCCGCTGCGGTCCTGATCGCCATGCCTGCTGTCCTGATCTCATCCTCGGTGTGAGTGGCGGGTACCGCCTCCACCATCTCGTCTGAGAACATGATCGCTTTGACGACGTTGAGAGCGACTCGGATTTGCTCGTTGGTTGAAGTGTTCATGTTGCTGGCCTCCTGTGCCGTTGTTTCCATACGGACATACTAGGCCCAGTTCCCTAGCCGGGGCAAGCCATACGGGGGCATTTCCTAAACACGCAGGTCAGAGCATGTTTCTGACAGGCCCAAACAGGGCCGGAACGCTTCCAACACCAGCGAAGCCGTCAGTGATACGCTTCACGGCGACCAGAGTGACCAGCGTGTCCGGGTGCCCGCGGTGGCCGGTGGCTCGGCTCCGCGACGCCCGACAGGAGGTAGCGGATGCCGAAGTATGTAGTCACCGGAGGCGAGGACGGACAGTCCGGTATCGAGGTCGACGGCAAGCGGTACGAGCCGGGACAGACCGTCGAGATCGCAGCCGGGAAGAAGGACTGGCGCATCGACGCCGGGTATCTCGAACTGGCCTCCAAATCGAAGCGTGCCCGAGACGACAACGGCCACTTCGTTCCCGACGACCCGTCCACCCCGGATGTCGATGAGGCATACGAGGCCGCACCATCAGCCAAGAAATCAGGGGGTAAGTAAATGCCCACGTTCGTTCACGGAAAAGGAACCAAGATCTACCTCGATGAGTTCGACATGACGCCGTACTTCAACAGCGCCGACGTCGCGATCACGAATGAGACAGCGGAGGTGACTTCATTCGCAGATTCGTCAAAGGCTTACATCCTCGGATTGGCTGACGGCACGTTGTCATGCAGCGGCATGTGGACCGGGGACACGGACGGCTCTGACGAAGAACTCAACGCGATCCTCGGGTCGACCTCGGCGGCGAACATCACGGTTGCTGAGGCTGCCGGGACGATCGGCAACCGGGCGACGATCGCCCGCTGCGACGAAACGAACTACTCGATCTCTAACCCGGTCGGCGACGTATCGACAGTGACCGCCGACTTCCAAGGCACTAGCAAGAGCGGCACGCTCGGAACGATGACCTACGGGATCACCTCGGGCTTTCAGTTGTCCGCAGGGTCGAGCATCGACTACAACGCTCTTGGCAACCTGACCGGAGTTGACGGTGGCGCAGCATCTACGGCAGGCGGGGCCGCGCTGCTGCACGTTCCGACGAACAGCATCGGCGGGGGAACTACGACAATCAAGATTCAGCACGACAGTTCGTCAGGGTTCGGCTCGGCTGCCGACCTGATTTCATTCACCGCCGTCGGGGCTGGAGCCAAGACGTCGGAGATGGTGGTGTGCTCAGGCACCGTGAATCGGTACGTCCGGGCTACCGCTACCAGCGCCGGGTCATCCGGCTCGATCACCTTCATGGTGACATTCGCAAGGTTCTAGGAGGACCACACAATGCCCACCTTCCATCACGGCAAAGCAACCAACTTTTCGCTTGACGACACAGGCGGCACGAGCCGAGACATCTCCGATGTTCTCGTTTCGGTCGACTTCCCTGAGATTGTTGAGACGGCTGAGACGACTGCTTTCGGATCGACCTCAAAGTCCTACATCGTGGGTCTGCGAGATGCCACGATCAGCGTTTCAGGCATCTGGGACTCGACAGTCGACGGGTACATCATCGGCACGGAGCCTGCGACCCGGACGTTCATCTTCGGCCCGGCGGGCAGCACCTCCGGCTATGTCAAGTATACGGGGGAGTGCATCCTGACTAACTACTCGGTCAGCAGCCCTGTCGGTGACGTAGTGACGTTCTCACTGGATCTTCAGTGCACCGGGGGAGTCACCCGCACCACGTTCTGATCCCAACAACTAAGGAGTGACCACAGTGTCCAGTATCAGAGAAGCAATACAGGCAGCCGACGACGGCACCGCCGACCTTCACGAGATCCCCGAGTGGGATGTCGTCGTGGAGATCCGATCTATGACTGCGCGTTCGCGTGCCCAGTTTGTCGCCGAGATGGCGTCAGAGGACGGCACCATCGCGGGTGTCAACGACCCTGATCGGATCATCGGCATGTGGTGGCACGTTATTTCGCAGACCTGCTACGACCCGGATTCGGGTGAGCGGGCGTTCGAGGACGACGATCAGCAGTGGTTGTTCGACAAGAACGCACGGGTCGTCAACGACCTTGCGAACGCTTGCATGGCCGCATCAGGTTTGACGGAGGAGGCGGCGGGTGAGGCGGGAAAAGACTTCTCGGGTTCGCTGACAAGCGTGGACGACGAAACCCTGAGCGACGATTCTACTTCCGACTAGCCCGTGAACTCTCGATGACGGTATCTGAACTCCTAGATCGGATGTCGTCGGCTGAGATGACGGAGTGGGTTGCCCTGTTCCGGTTGGAGAATGAGGAGGCAGCGCACCAGAGCAAGGTCGCTTCGTCGCGGTCGAGGGTTAGGCGGTAGGTCGTGGCAACCGTAGGCGTCGTCAAGGCGATTATTACTGCTGACACGACGCAGTTTAAGAAGGGCATGACTGACGCGAGCAACTCGCTTGCGGCGACGGGTCAGCGGATGTCCAAGGCTGGCAAGGCAATGACCATGAAGGTCACGATGCCGCTGGTTGGCCTCGGGGTTGCCGCCGGGAAGATGGCCTCCGATTTCGAGTTCTCGATGACTCAGATCGAGACGTTGGTGGGGCGGTCGGCTTCCGAGGTTGAGACGTTGAAGGGTGCGGTGCTGGGCCTGTCCGGGGAGACAGGCCGGGCACCGAAGGAACTCGCCGACGCGATGTTCTTCATCACCTCCGCTGGATTGGACGCGGCTTCGGCTACGGCGGCGTTGGAGATGTCAGCGAAGGCGGCTGCGGTCGGCCTCGGTGACACCTCGGTTGTCGCCGACGCGGTGACGAACGCGATGAACGGTTACGGGATGGCAGCGGACGGGGCGGCGTTCGCCACGGACGTTCTCGCTAAGACGGTTGAGCAGGGCAAGGCGTCCGCTGCGGACCTCGCTCCGCAGTTCGGTCGCCTGATCCCGATGGCTGCCGAGTTGGGCATTTCGTTCGATCAGGTCGGTGGCGGGTTGGCGTTCCTGACCCGATCCTCAGGCGACGCGTCGTTGTCGGCTACCCAGTTGGGTGGCGTGATGAAGTCGATCCTGAAACCGTCACAGCAGGCGCTCAAGACGTTCAACGAAATAGGTGTCGATCTTGGCAGCCTGCGGGCAGCCGCGTCGGAGGATCTACTCGGCGCACTCCAAGGGTTGCGGGCGTCGCTGGAAGCCAACGGCAAGGAAATGGGCGACGTATTTGAGGACATCCGTGGCCTGAACGGTGCGCTGATGTTGACGGGTGAAGCAAGTGCTCAGGCCCGTGATGTGTTCGACGAACTCGCCAACTCGTCCGGCAAGTTGGACGAAGCGTTCCAAGGCGTTCAGAAAACGGCGCAGTTCAAGTTGTCGCAGGCGATGGCCGGGATGAAGTCGTCGTTGATTACTTTGGGGGCGGCGATCCTCCCGGTGGTCGTTCCGATGATCCAGCAACTAGCAGCGGTGATCAGCAAGATCGCTGAGGCGTTCGGGGCTTTGCCCGGTCCGGTTCAGAAGATCATCGTGGTGCTCGGCATCTTGCTGGCGCTGGCCGGGCCGCTGCTGTGGATGATGGGGTCTTTGACAGCAGCGATGGGCACGATGGGGATTACCGCTGCAATGCTTCAAGCGGCGCTGGCGGCGGTCATCCTTCCGTTGCTAGCGATCGTCGCTGCCGCAGCGATCCTCATCGCCATCTGGAAGCACTTTTCCGACCAGTCCAAAGAGGCGCAGGAACGCACCGACACTCTCCGGGCTTCGTTTGTGAACGCCGAGAACGACGCGGGGGCGTTCAAGGGCGAGATCGAGGGGCTGAGAGCAGAACTCGATGCCTTGAATGCCGCCTCTGATGCGGCAGCGGAGGGGGCTGACGCGCTGGCTAACGGGTTCGGTGAACTCGACTCGGCTGGGTTGCTCCTCGCCGAAGTGATCAAGGGTGGTGTCCGCACAGAGTTCAATAAGTGGATCACCGACATGGAGCATCACAACGCCATGATGAGTGACCCCTCGATCAACGATGGCTACGAGGATCTCGCCGACAGTCTGAGCATCTGGACCGGGCAGACAGATGCCAACATCCGCAGACTGGAAGCACACCGGGATGTTCTCGGCGAGGACGCCGATGCGATTATCGAAGCGGTCGATGCGGGCAAACTTGAGATCTCCACCCTGAAGAACATGCTGTATGCGTTGGACGAGACAGCCGACGCCCACGACGACCTCGCCAAAGAGAACGACAAGTTGGCGAAGAAGTGGTTGGAGAACACCGACAACGTGGTCGCCTACGTCCAAGCCCTTGACGAAGAAACGATCGCTCAGATCGAGGCGAAAGAGGCTGCCGGGGATTACGTCGGAGCGGCGACGATCGCGATCGACGCGACAAAGCACGCCACCGAGGTGGCGGCTAACGCGAGGGCAGAAGCCGAGAAGCAGGCAGGGGCACAGGCGGGGGTCGTTGCGATGCTTGTCGACACATCGGCTGCTTTGAGGACCGTCAAGACCGACACCAAGCATTACACCACGGAGTTGGCCTACGGCAAGACGGCTTCGAGCATGTTTGAGGAGTCGTCGGCTGATCTTCACGACCGGTTCACCGATTTGGCTCGCATCACACCTGAGGCGCGTGAGGGGATCGCCCAGATGAACGCCAACATTGAAGCGGGTATCGACCCGCTTGGTCGGTACGGCGAGGAGTTGCGGGACATCGCTACCGAGGCGGCGTCAGCGGATCGGGCGTTGATGCAGATGGCGTCGGGTGGGCAGGCGGTGACCGATGCGTTGGAGTTCGACGCGACGCCGATTAGGACGACGTACCCGATTTACGAGCAGATGGTCAAAGACCACGCTGAGATCGCTGGCCTTGCTGCCGACATCTCCGGCGAGTACGCCGATCAGGCGGCGGCTCTATCCGAACAGGTTGCGGCCGGGGACATCACTGTCGCTCAGGGCCGCGCCGGGCTGGCCGGTCTCGCCCAACAGGTCGCCTTAGATGAGGCGATCGCTGCTGAGATCAAACGGCAAGAGGTCGCCCTCCAAGCCAAGAAGGATGCCCTTCAAGACAACATCGACGCTCAGGAGGCTTCGCTCGCCTTAGCCGAGGCGCACTTGGCCGAGTTGGAGGCGCAGGCTGATGCGGCACGCGCACCGGTCGAGGCGTTGAAGGAACAGGCCGCAGCACAGCGGGAGGGGTTCGACGCCCTGCGTGGTATGCGCGACGCGCAGAACGATCTCGCTGATGCCACCCAGACCGTCGCTGACATCGAAGCCGAACTCGTGGAGGTTCGGGCCGGGGGCGGCGAGGCGATCAAAGAAGCCGAACTGGCGTGGGCGGCACAGGTCAGGGTCGGTGTCGGGCATCTGCGCGACAAAGAGGACGCACTCGCACGCGCTTTGGATCTGACTGGTCAGATCGCCGACCTAGAAGAAGAAAAACTCTTTATCGAGCAGCAGGGCGGCGACTTCCAACGTGAGTTGCTTCGCAACCTGAATCAGCAACTACTCGCCTACCACGACATCACCGCTTCGGTCGAGCAGTTGGAAGGACGGCAGGAGGAACTCAGCGCCGGGGCGATTCAGTCTCAGCGCGGTCTGGTCGCTTCGCTCCGAGCCGAGCAAGCAGCGATCACGGAGGTGGAGCAGGCGCTCATCGACTTGGAGATCGTGTCGGCTGCCGACGCGGCGCAGGCTGCCATCAGCGCCAAGCAGGCGAAGAACCTGATCAAACTCCGCGACGAGTTGACCGATGTAGAAACACAGGTCGAGGCTGGCGAAGCCACCCTGCTCGATCTGATCGAGGCGCAGGACGATTACAACAAAGCGGTCACGGATGCGCGTCGTCCGATCGACAAGTTGGAGCGGGCCACCGAGGATCTGGCCCGGATGGAGGAGGACGCCGAGCGGATCGGTCTCCAGTTGGCGGTTGCCCGTGACAAGCAGACCGTGGCGCAGGAAGCGTTGACCGCTGCACAGGAGACTGGGGCGCGCACCGCTGAGGCCGTCGCTGAGGTTGATAGAGAACTCATCAAGTTGAAGGAAGCCGAGACTCAGGCCACCATCGAAGCGGGCGACGCGCACGATGCTTGGACCGACGCGATGTTGGATGCCGAGAAGATCAGGGACACTTCGGCGGTCCAGTTGGCTGAAGAAGAACGCCTCATCAAAGAACTAGAGGACGCCCAGTGGGATCTGGTCGCCTCCCAGTACGGGGTTCGTGATGCGGAGATCGCGCTGGCCGAAGCGGGCGACAAGGTGAACGACGCCATCGCCCGGATGCGCCCACTGTCCGAAGAACTCGCTGACGAAATGGAGGTGCTGTCGGACGTTGCCCGGCTCACCTACCCAGAGTTCGACACGATGCGGGCCACGCTGCTGGAACTAGAACCGCAGATCGCTTCAGCCAAGGGCGAAGTCGACCGGTTGAAGGATGCTATCGCTGCGCTGGTTGCCCAGATGGAGTTGCTGAACCGCACCAAGGTCACAGTAGATGTCAGCGGTGGCGGCGGCGGCGGCGGCGGTGGCGGCGGCGGTGGCGGCGGCGGTGGCGGCGGCGGTGGTGGCGGTGGTACTGCTTTGACGGCAGCGGCCCTCGTTGAAAATGTGCTGAGTGAAACTGCAAGGCAGATCGCAGCGGGCGAGCAGGCGGCGGTGCTGCCGAGCGGAGTCGCCACCGCTGTAGCGCGGGAAGAAGCGATCAACCGGGCGCTGGAAGGCACAGGCGAGTTCACTAAGGCGTACACGCCTCAGGAGATTTCCGATTTCCTCGCTACGTTGGCTCCGTCGGCGGCAACAGGCGGGTTCGTCAAGAGCGGCGGTCTCGTCAACGTCCATGCCGGAGAAACGATCTCACCGCGTGGCGGCGGGACGTACATCACTGTCAACGTGGAAGGGTCGGTATCGTCGGAGCGTGAACTGGTCGAGTCGATCCGTAAGGGGCTGCTCAGGTCGCAGCAGTCCGGCAAGAAGGTTGTTCTCAACTAATGGCCGCAGCCGCGACGATCAAGGCAACAATCCGGTTCCAGACTTCACCGTCGTTCGGGCCGAACCTGATCCTCGACGACGCCGGGTCACCGCTCGGCACGGGCGTCTTGTCGGATGCGGCGTCGACTCCGGTGGATGTGACGAGCCTCCTGAACACGGTGAACATCTCCAGAGGCCGGGACAGGATATTGGACCGGCACGACGCCGGATCAGCGACCATTGTGCTCACTGATACGGCAGGAACCTTCGACCCGGACAATGGGACGTATGCCGACGAGATCCTCCCGATGCGCCAGTTGCAGATCACAGCCGAATACTCGTCGACGGTCTACACGCTGTTCTCCGGGTTTATTGAGGAGTGGAACTACACCTATGCGGTCGGGGAGACAGCAGCGTTCATTACGGTCACGGCGCTCGATGCGTTCCGACTTCTGAACCTGTCAAACATCAGCACCGTCTCGGGAGCGAGCACCGGCGACCTGACCGGCACCCGTATCGGCGAGATACTGGACGAGATCAGTTGGCCGACTACGAGCCGTGACTTTTCTGCTGGGCAGACGACTTGTCAGGCCGATACCGGGGCGACACGCGATGTGCTGACTGCGTGTCAGACGGTGACCGACACAGAGTTCGGGGCGTTCTTCGTGAAGGCGAACGGGGTGCTCAAGTTCATGGACCGGGATGCGGTCATTGCTGCCCACGCCCAGACGCCTGACGCATACGTCGATTCGGGGTCTGGCATCAACTACGAGTCGGTCGACTTCGACGTAGACGATGTGGTGCTCGCCAACGATGTCACGGTTCAGCGCACCGGGGGTACCGCGCAGAACGTGACGGACTCGACTTCGATCGCTTCGTTCTTCCAACGCAACGTCTCCCGTACCGGGTTGATCATGCAAACAGACGCTGAGGCGTTGAACCAAGCCAAGACGATCCTCGCCGCGAGGAAAGATCCGAGCCTCAGAATCGGGGGCATCACGATTGACGCCTATGACGATGTGTCTGCTCGGGTGACGGCAGCGTTGACGACCGAAATGTTCGATCCGATCAAGGTTACGCGGACGCAGCCGGGTGGTGGCACGGTGACCCGCACGCTGTCGGTTCAGGGCATCGAACATGAGATTACGCCGTCGGAATGGAAGACCCGTTTCTCTACGGCAGAGAAGATCCTCGACGGGTTCATACTGGACTCGTCGACATCAGGTAAGTTGGGCACTAATGCCCTCTCGTACTAGGAGGCACTAATGGCCGGAGCAGGTCTGAAAACATTTGCAACAGGTGACGTTCTCACGGCGAGCGACGTCAACACCTACCTGATGCAGCAGACGATCACGGTGTTCGATACGGCGACCGCCCGTGACGCAGCGATCACCTCTCCATCGGAGGGGATGTTCTCGTACACGATCACGACTCCAGCGGAAACCCTGTCGTACTACGACGGCTCCAGTTGGACGGCGACCACGCTCGCCGCGGACATCACCTCGATTGTGACTGCTGCCGCTTCGGGCTTGTCGGGAGGTGCGACCTCGGGGGCGGTTACGTTGACGTTGAACCTTGCCGGGTTGACGGCGGCGCAGAACTTCGGAGCCGATGGTGCTGGGGTTGACGTAACCTTCCACTCAACCACTAGTGGCGACTATTCCATGTGGGATGCCTCAGAAGAAAAGTGGATTCTGGAAGGCACCAACGGGGCAACGGTTCTCGACATCACTGACGGCAACGTGGTCATCGGGGACGGCACTTTGACGGTCGGGTCGGATGGCGCTGGCGAGGACGTAACTTTCTACAGTGACACTGCTGGTGACTCAATGGTTTGGGACTCCAGCGCGGAATCTCTGACCATTACTGGCACCAATGGTCAAGACGCCTTGGTGGTGGCCGACGGTGACGTTTCGATCACCGACGCGCTGACTGTCACCGGCACGACGACGACCTATCTGAATGTCATCACCGACTCGGGCACGACCCGCACCCCGGCGCTGACCGACGCTTCGGCGTACATCCTTTGCACCCACGGCTCGGGGATGACGGTCACGCTGCCGCAGGACTCGGCGGTCGCTTTCCCGACCGGCTCGCAGATCGTGTTTGAGCGCAACGGCGCGGGCACCTTGACGTTCGCTGCCGGGACCGGCGCTACCGTCAACTCCAAGGGCAGCACGCTGACTTGTGCGGACAGGTACACAACGATCGCAGCGGTGAAGATCGCTGCTGACACTTGGACGATCTTCGGGAACATCGGCTAATGCTCAGTCCGGCCCTTCTCGGGGCAGTCTCGAATCAGGGCGGGGTCGCTGTCCCCGGCGCTCCGGGCACCCTGTCGCTGGCTAACGGCTCCACCCCTAGCACTCAGATCAACCTGTCGTGGTCGGCGCCGTCCGATACGGGTGGCGGCACTATCTCCGGTTATCGGATCAAGAAGGACGGATCGACCCTTGTGGCCGATACCAGTTCAACCGGTACTACTTACACGGCTACCGGTTTGAGTGCCGGTACTTCGTACAACTTCACCGTCGCTGCGATCAACGAGGCGGGCACCGGGGCCGACGGCAACACGCCGAGCCACACAACCCTGTTCTCATACTCCACGACTGGTTCTCCGACTGAGCGCACCTATTCGGGCTACCGATCACTTCATTGGACTGGGAGCGGCACATTCGTTGTGGCGGGCGCCGCGGCAACGATCGACGTTCTGGTCGTTTCTGGCGGCGGTGGTGGCGGGTACGGCTCAACCGGCGCTGGTGGTGATGGTGGTGCTGGAGGCGGTGGTGCTGGTGGCATGAAATCATGGACGAGTCAGACGGCTGGAGTTGGTACCAGCACTATCACGATCGGTGGCGGTGGTGCGGGCGGTGTCAACGCTGACGATGGAATAGGAACACAAGGCACCACTTCTTCGTTTGCTCTAGGCGGGGGAAGCACACTGTCAACAACCGGTGGTGGGTACGGCGGGGGCCGTGCCGAAACCGGTGGTGCGGGCGGCTCAGGCGGCGGTGGAGGCGGGTTCGCCGCTCAGGCTGGTGGAGCCGCAACTACGGGCGAAGGTAGTGCTGGCGGCGCCGGTTCGTCGGGTACAACAGATGTGGGTGGCGGCGGCGGCGGCGGCAAAGCCGGTGCTGGTGGGGCTGGCTCTGGCACGGATGGTGGCGCTGGCGGGACGAACGGCACAAACGTCTACGCCGACGGCACAACCTCTGGGGTTGGCGTCGGACAGTTCGCAGGCGGCGGCGGTGGTGGACAACAGGGCGACGAGACCCCAGCGCACGGGACCGGTGGAGCAGGTGGTGGTGGCGGTGGTGCCCACGGTGGAGAAAACCAGTCCGCGGCGACCGCCAATACGGGCGGCGGCGGCGGTGGTGGACGCCAAAACCAAAATGGTACTGCCGGTGGCTCTGGCGTCGTAATCATCAGGTGGGCCGAGTAGTGGCTCACTTCGCTGAAATAGACGCAACCAACACCGTGGTCAGGGTTCTGGTCGTCCCCGACGATCAGGAACACCGCGGACAGGAGTACCTTGCCGACGACCTCGGCCTTGGCGGGACATGGGTTCAGACTTCCTA